GGCTCGGACGCTACGGGACTGCCAGAGGCTCTATCAGCGCAGTGTACTGGTCGCGCAGGTCCGCCGGCTACTGGTCATCAATCGCTACCTGTACAGTCTGCTGATCGACAAGGAAGGCCGCTCTTGTAGCTTCGAGAAAGCCGTCGATCTGTTCACCCACCTGCCGGGTCCTCAGAAGTCAGGAAGGCCCAAAAAGCCGATGAACACTTCTGATGGCAAAGCAATCAGACAAATCAAGCGTCTCCACAGGCAAGCACGCCGGCGGGCGGCCACGGACGAAGACCCCGGTCAAGTACAGCGCCGAGCAACTGAGCCAGATTGACGAAATGGCGATGGCGCAGTGCAAGGACACCACGATTGCCGTGGCGCTGGGGGTCGATGTCGATGCGTTCAAGCGAGAGTTTAAGGCGAGAACGGAACAAAAAAGGGCAGAGGGCAAGAGCGAGGTCCTGACGGCTCAGTATCGCGGCGCCTTGAAGACGGGCAAGGGCGCCGTCACGGAGCGGATCTGGTGGGGCAAGCAGCATCTCGGTCAGACGGACCGCCAGGACGTGACCAGCGGTGACCAGGTGATTGTGCCGGCGGTGGTCATTGTCCGGCCCGAGGAGGCCTGGGGTGATGGCTGAGAGCCGGGAAGTCCGGTTCGAGTACCGCCCGACGCCTCGTCAGTGGCAGGCCCTACAAGCACTCAAGATTCCCGCAACCGATGCCGACTGGGAGAAAGTACAGCGAGACACAGCCCCGTTGGCGATGGCCTGGGGTGGCGGCAAGGGGGGCGGCAAGAGTCACGCTCTGTGCGTGCTGGTCTACCTGTATTGCCTGTCGATCTGCAACTACTTCCGGTTGGCGGCGATGGCTCCTCGTCAGGATGTTCCCCACGTGGCTTGGATGGGCCGCAAGGTGGCTCAGGTCTTCGTGGGAACGACCTTGGAGACGTGGAAGTCGGTTATCCCCTCTTCGTGCTACACCCTGGTAGCCGCCAGCGAGAAGCATCCGCGCCACATCCGGATTGCGGACCGGATCGCCGTTGATTACGGCGGTCTGGACAGCCGGGCCGAACTGGAACGATTCAACAGCGCCGAGTACGGCATGATTGCCGTGGACCAAGCAGAGGAGACCAGCAGGGACGACGTGGCGACGCTCAGAGGATCGTTACGAAAGAAGCTCCTGCATCCGACCAAGGGCATGCTCTTCCTGCCGTACCGGGCTCTGTGGACGTGCAACCCCCGCAACTGCTGGCTCAAGGATGATTTCGTGGACCATCCGACCGAGCGGCGGTTGTTCATCCCCGCCCTGTACACGGACAACCCGCACCTGCCACCGGGCTACATCGAGACGCTGGACGAAGCGTTCGGGCATCGACCTGATATGCTCAGGGCGTACAAGTTCGGCATTTGGGAAGGGCTGTCGAACATCGACCAGGTCATCTTGGAGGAGTGGATTGCCGCGGCTAAGGTCCGCCTGGGCCACGTGCCGTTCGTCAAGCGGCTGGTCACGGTCGATCCCGCGTATTTCGGGGACGATCTGTGCGTGATTCTGGCGCTGGAGAACACGCGGATCATCGGTGTGGTCATCCTGCCCCAGAGCGGAGCCAAGGATATCGCCCACGAGGCCTACCAGTTGGCCCTTGAGGTCGGGGGCTGCCCTATCGTGGTCGAGCAGGTCGGAGCTGACGACGTGTCGAGCCGGATCAGGGAACTGGGCGGACACGTCATCACGTACAATCCAGCCGAAGCCAGTAGTGACCAGGAGCGATACTACAACAAGCGGGCGGAGGTCTGGTCAACCGTCGCCCGGTGGTTCCAGCAGGGCCTATGGGACCCATCGCACGGTCAGATGGTCAGTCTGCCGGAGCCGTGCGAGCGGTTCGAGCCGGACGGCAGCGAGTCGATCCTGTACCGGGCTTGGCGTGAGGTCTGCCAGCAGATGACGTGGGCCAAGTACAAGTTTCGAGGGCAGAGGATACTCATTTCGCCGAAAGAGGACATAAAAGCCGAGCACGACGGCAAGAGCCCCGATTTCGGCGATGCCTACGTGAACGGTGTGTACCACCTGCGCTACGTCGAGGCGGTTCGTGTCCAGCCGCGTGAGCCGGCGAGGCGCAGGGGAGATCGACGGGAACGGATTGCGAAGTGCAGCTTATGAGCAAGCAACGGCGATTGTCTGACGAGGCCCGAGAGGACATCCTGGCCCGCGTGCGTCTGTACCAGGAGATCGGCGAGAGCGGCAACGTGGACCTGATGACCCGGATGGAGCGGTGTGAGGAAGTCACCTTACGCGACCAGTGGACGCCGGAGTTCCGCGAGGAGATGGAGCGTAAGGGCAAAATCTGCCTGTCGATCCCCATGATCCGCCCGCAGATCAAGCAGGCGGTCGGCTACGTGGTGCAGAACCCCAAGGACATCATCGTGTACAACCTGCGGGGCGGGATGCGGACCCTGGCGGATCTGCAATCGGCCTTGATCCAGCACACGATGACCGATCAGCACGCCAGTCAGCAGATGATCCAGTGGTTCGATCAGTCGGCGACGTCGGGATGCAGCTATCTGGCCGCCATGCTCGATTACGACTCGGACCCGCTCAACGGCGATCTGGAAATCCTCAAGCTGGACGAATTCACCGTGCTGGTCGATCCCACCTGCCAAGACTACGACATCTCCAAGCCGCGGATCGGGGCGAAGTTCGTGCAGTGGCACAGTGAGGTCGAACGCTCGTACGTCGAGCAGCGTTGGCCGGCAGCGATGGCGGAGATCGGCGTACGCAAGCCGGGGCGGGCCGAACAGGGACAGGGGTTCATCAACTGGCTGGTCGGCGTGGGGCGGTCCGTGGCGCGGCTCATCAGCCCGAACAAGGCGTCGGACCTGATGCACTTCGATGAACTGCGTTATCCGGTGGTGCATACGTGGTGGATCGATTACCGCAAGGCGTGGTTCTTCTACGATCATCGGTCGGACGAACTTGACGCGATGGTCCTGACGGATCGTGAGGAGGTCAGTGAGGCCAAGGACGCCGTCGAGCAGTACCCGGACACGTTCACGCTCAAACAGGCTGTCGTTCCGCAGGTCAACCACACGATCACGCTGGGGACCGAAGTCCTGTTGGAGCACCGAGAAGACGAGTTCGGGATGCTGGCGACGGGGCAGGCGATCTTGCCCATCGTGCGACTGAGCCCGCACTGGAACAATGGCTATATGTCGGGCATGGCCGAAGACATGATCGGCTTGCAGGAGTTCATCAACTGGACATTCAGCCTGGGGGTGAACCTGATGAAGAACCAGGGCAACTCCGGCTGGATGGTCAACGATGATTCAGCGAACAAAGGTCAGTGGCTCAGGGATCACGGCAACGAAGACAACATCGTCATCAAGCGGTCGGACTTCGGGGGCGGGCTGGACGCCGTCACGCGGTTGACCCCGGCGCCGATGCCCGATTTCATTCCCATGACGACGATGGGCATGGACCTGATGCGGCAAGTCTCCAACGTCCGCACGGAGATGCCCGAGAAGGATACGGTGCAGCAGAGCGGCCGGGCGATCCTCGCCAAGCAGGAAGCGAGCTTGACGGGCGTCTCCCCGATGTACTCGAACTATGATTACTCCCTGGCGTTGTGGGGGCGGTTGTTGACCCTGATTATCCGGTGCAGTCCGGTCTACAGCGACGCGGAGATCAAGGAGATTATCGAGGAGAAGCGACTGCTCGATCCGGACCTGTTGACCGAGTGCCGCATGGCGGTGGCGATGGCGATGGGCAAGATGGTCCCACCGGAGCCCCAGCCGCCAGACATGATGATGGTTACGACCATGCCGCCCGAGCACGTGACACTGGTCAAAGAGAAGTACATGCGGGACATGCAGCACTACGATCAACTGATGGCGGCGATTGACGAGAAGGCTAAGCCGATGGCGATAGCCGCCCTGATTGACGGGATGCGGAATGCGCGTCGAGGCCGGTACAACTGCCGGGTGGCGCTGAGCCCGCAGGCGTTGACCATGCGGACCCGCAACCTGCTGGAAATCACGGCGATCAACGAACAGCTTATCGCCAGCGGTCAGAAACCCTTGGGTGACAAGGAGATTCTGGAAGCGAGTGACCTGCCGAACAAGGAGGAGATTTTGCAGGAGAGGGGATACCGATGATCTGCTCGGACTGTGGACGCAAGCTGACGAACCGGCAGGCCCACTATCGGCGTGACATCGAGGGCGACGTGTGGCTGCTGTGCGAGTTGTGCAACGATGCCGCCGAGTGGGAGTATCAGGAACGATTGAGTTTGGCTGTGGAGAACGACGATGAGCGAGTTCAAGGAAGAGTGCTTTCGACTGCGGGGGATGATCGAGGAGTTGAAGAAGAGCGCCATAGCGGTGAAGAGTGACGCGGTTGATGGTGTGTTCGATATGTCCGACTGTGTTGACAGGCACGAAGTCCTCGCCAATCTCCAACTGGCCTATCGGCACTTGGAGGACGCCCGGATGCGGGTCGGCAAGGCGGTCCAGGCGTACGACGGCGACGCCAAGCGGTTCACGAAGAAGGCCACGACGCATGAGCTGCGTGAGGAGTGGTCATCGGTCGCCAACGGCGTTCTGGCCGATACAGGGGATGAAGGCCGGGCGGTTCGGATCGCCAACGCCCACGTGGCCGGCAAGAAACGACGGAAGAAGAAGTAATGGAAATCATCGTCAGAAAAACGTGCCCGTACAGCCGGGATCAACTGGTCGAGGCGGCCAACGTCGGCCACTACGGCAGGCACCGGATCAAGAGCAGGGGCACGATGAAGACCATAGGCCCGCTGAGCCTGCAAGTGCAGGGCTTCGGCAAGACAGTACTCGAAAAGAGGGAAGCGGCAAAGGAGTCTTGATATGGCGAAGGCGGTAGCGAAAGATGTCACGGCGGCGGTCCAAGTCCCGATCGGCGATGAGAAGAAAGAGCGGGCGGAGTTCCTGGAGCGCCAGCGGCTCGAACAGATCGAGCAGGACAAACAGAACGCGGCCGGACTGGCGACGAACGCCGCGGCCAACTCCGAAGAGGAGGCCCGCAACCGGGCGGAGCTGGCGGCGAATGGCGCGGCCGTACTGATGCGGCCGTTGTCCGCCAGGGAGAAGCTGGAACTGGAACGGCTCGAAGAGCAGACCCAGGGGATTCATCGCGACGGCAAGGGCAGGCCGATCCAGGGCGCTGCCGGCCGGATGCCGATCAGCAGCATGAAGCGTCTGGCGGACCTGCGCCGTCGGGCGGGTTTGAAGTAAGAAATTCGTTCTTTGCACATCGGAATAGGCGGGTTCGTGGATCTGGCCGGCCAGCCAGTGACGCGACGTAAGGCGTAGACAATCGGTCGTACTGGGACCAGTACTCTCAGTGCGGCCGTTTTTTTATGCGCCCGCCCGGCGACGGTCACGAGACGACCGTGTCCTGGCTGAAAGCCCACGGTGGGTTTTCAGTACCCGGCAGTATCCGGGTGTCCCGTGCCGAGCGGTTCTCGGTGTCCCGGCGTTCCTTGGCCGGACAGTACAAGGTGCTCTATGACAACTGAGTTCGAAAACGAGAACGTACTGGATGGCTTCGATGATCTGGTGAACGATGGGCAAGAGCTTGACCCTGAAAACCCGGAGCGGGTTTTCGGTGAAGAGCAGCAGCCTGCCGAGCCTGAACCCGAAGGCGAAGAGCAAGAGCCCGAAGAGGGACAGCCTAAGCCCGAGGGCGAAGAGCCAGCGAAACCACCGGCCAAGGCCGCGCCGAAGACGGACACCGTTCCCCTGGCAACCCACTTGGAGACCAAGCACCAGCTTCGCGACATGAAGCTGAGATTGGCCCAACTGGAAGCTGAGCGGATGGTGCCCCAGCCGGCGGCGAATGCCGAGCCCGAGAAGAGCCCGATGGAGATGTTCATCGAGGCCGAAGGCGAGGATGCGGTCCCCACCGCGAAGGTCCTGCGGGATCAGAGCCAGTGGGAGCGCCGCCAGCAGCAGGCGGCACAGACGGCGGGCGCCGATAGTGTGGCGAGCCGGGCCGTGGCCGTGGCCGTGCGGAGTATGACGGATGATGTTCAGGGCGAGGGCCTGGGGTTCGAGACCTTGCTGCAAGTCGGCAGCACGTTCCTGACCCAAGGTGACATCGTGGACATCAAGGCCGCGGGCGCCAACGCCGGCAAGGTCATGTATGACCGCTTGCTGGAACGCACGATCCGCAGTGGCACGCCGCAGGGCCAGCTCGTAAGGGCGGCCTACATCCAGGCCAGGAAGGCATCCAGTACCCCACAGAAACCGAAACCGGCGGCAACGCCGGCGCATCGGGAGGCTCCCACGCGCGAGCAAGTCGTCAGCCGCAAGCCCCGGATTCAGGGGTCGGACGATCTGACGGACTTCTTCAACGGGTGACGCCTCCCCAGTGAGGTACGAGTATGGCAGCAGTAGCATTCGCGCATGCCGATCCGCGCACGCGGAAAGTATGGGCCAATGAAGTGCAGACGTTTGCTCTGCGGAACATGGCACTCACGCCCTTGATGGGCAGTTCCCCCGATTCCATCATCTACGTCAAGAAAGACCTGACCCGCCAGCCGGGCGACACCATCGTCTTTCAGGCGGATGACGAGATGTTGGGCGGGGGTGAAGGGGACGACGGCAACAACGAAGGGAAGGAAGTCGCCACCGGCATGCGCAATATGTCGGTGACGATTCACGAGCGGTCCATCGCGACGCGGGCGGCCGGTCAGATGTCCATGCAGCGTACGGACGTTTTCCGGGCGGCGGGCTTTCGGGCCTTCGCCAAACGCCGGCTGGGCATCTGGTGGAAGCAGGCGGTCGAGGACGATCTGTGTGCCTCGATGTCCGGCCTGTACAATGAGAATTCCGGCGGGGCCGACATCGAGACCATCAATGAGTCGTATCCCACGGCGAACCGGATTTACTACGGCGGCCAGAGCATCGGATCGACGCCGGCGCTGGACACCGAGTCGGCGACAGACGCGGCCATGACGGCGCGGACATCGGCCAACAACCGATTCGGCACGCTGGTCATCAACCGGATTGCGGCGCGGGCCTGTGCGGCGTCTCCGCGGTTCCGGCCTGGCAGCTTCTATCAGCAGCGGGCCGACGCTGCCGGCAACGATGATCCCCGCAACATCCTGTCGATGGACAAGGTTTCGGACCTGTACGCCTTCCTGGTGCATCCGTACCAGTTCGCGTCCCTGCGGTCCGAGATCGGCACCACCGGCTTCAACCAGATGGCCGCCCTGTGCAGTCAGCGGGGCGACAGCCACCCGATCTACCGGATGGGCGGGGTCCTGTGGTACGGGACCATCGTTCAACCCTACGACCGGATTCACATCCGCACGGGCGCCGGCGCTGCAACGCCGGCCGAAGGGTTCCTACTCAATGCGGGCCGGGACGCCACGACGGATGCGTGTGCCAACGGGCGGAGTGTGGCCCGGGCGCTCTTCCTGGGCGCTCAGGCGCAATGCGTCGGCTGGGGCCGGATGCTCAACTGGTACGAGGGTTGGATCGATGAGCGCATTCCGCGCGTGGTCATCGACTGGATCTACGGTATGAAGCGGACCCTCTTTAATCCGCACGGCGAAACCGTTCCCGGCAGCGCCGAGGATGAAGCGATCTACTGCGTGGATACCGAAGTCGCCGAGTAACCTGAAAACCGGATGACGGTTTTCGGCGGACGGTCCATAGGTTCCTTTCAAGAACGGCCGGTCGTGTGGCGCGGTCGGCCGTTTTTCTCTGACAGCCACATAAGGACAGCATTATGAAACGAACACCCCTTTTCCTGATGATCTTCCTGGTCAGCGCGATCGGTGCGGCCGGGATCGTGTTTGCGGCGGCGGCGTCCTCACGCGGCTTGGTCTGGCACCATATGGAAGTGGTCAATGAACAGGGCGAGCGGATCACTGACATCAATCACGTGTCGATCCTGAACCCGCAGACCCGCGTCGAGCAGACGATCTACAAGGACCGGGCCTTGACGGCAGCGATCACTCAGCCGATGGGG